TCCCTGGAGGGAGTATGGGTCGGTCGAAGATGTCGCGAGGGAACTCGAGGCGTCAGTTTCGGAATGGAGTGAATCGGGAGCATCCGAAGAATCGGATGTCCGGTTACTTCATGAGAGGAGGCATCCGCCTGTGAGGTCCTTTCTCAAGAAGGCGGTCATGTGGGGCGGGTGGATCCTCGCGGTGTTGCAAGGGGTGCTCAGCTCCTTGCCCCAGTAGTGGCGTGCTATCACCCGTCGAGAGTTACTATCGGTCGGAATTCGCTTGTCGGCGAGAGGAAGGTTCTCGATCGGGTAAAGGTGCCGTGCGGTCACTGTCTGGGTTGCAGGTCGGATCAGGCTCGAGGTTGGGCGGTTCGGATGGTGCACGAGGGGGACGTTGCGCCGCCCGCCTGGATGCTGACGTTGACGTATGCGCCGGAGAAGGTTCCTGAATATGGGTCTTTGGATCCGCGGGATCCTGTTCTCTTTCTCAAGAGGGCGCGAGCTGATTGGAAGGGTCGTCTTTCGTACTATCTCTGCGGTGAGTACGGGGATCGAACCTCTCGGCCTCATTATCATTGTGTTATGTACGGCGTGCCTTTTCTGGATCGGGAGCGCATTGCTGTTCGTCACGATGCTCCGGTGTATCGGTCTGATCAGTTGGAATCATGGTGGCAGCTGGGTCTGTGTGAGTTCACAGGATTGACGTATGGCGCAGCTCGCTACGTGGCAGCCTATGTGCGGAAGAAGGTTCGCCAACGGGACCATCCTGAGCACTACACCCGGGTGGATCCGGTTTCGGGCGAGCTGGTTGAGCTCGAGCGGGAATTCGGTCGTATGTCCCGGCGGCCGGCGCTTGGGCGTCGTTGGATTGAGCGGAACTGGCGTGACGTATATCCTCGGGACTTCGTGGTCATGGATGGTCACGAGCTCAAGCCCCCTCGTTATTACGACAAGTGGATGGAGCGGGAGCAGCCACGGATCATGATGGCTGTGAAGGAACAGCGGTTGGTGGATCTCGTCGAGTTGGGTGACGAGGAGTTGATCATGAAGGAGAAGGTCCACCGCGCGAAGGTCGCGCTTTTCCAAGGGAGAGGTGCCGTATGAATGTGTTCACGGTGTATGACTCGGCCGCTCGGAAGTATCTCGAGCCGTTTTTCGCGCCGACGGTGGAGGTTGCGTGTCGGATGTTCCGGCAGCTGGTCGGAAAGGAGGGTCATCAGTTCAATCGGTTCCCTGAGGATTACGTGTTGTTTCACATCGGGTCGTACGATGACGACCTGGGGGAGCTGGTGCCGATGACGCCGCACTCGTTGGGAGTGGCGATCACGTTCGTGGCTCGAGCGCCTCAGTTGATGGAGGGAACGCACAATGCCTAGTCGTGTGAATGTTCCTCGGCCGTCGGGCGCGTCGAGGTATCGGGCGCCGGAGGCCCGTATGGGCCGTTCGCAGTTCGATCTGACGCACTCCCATAAGACCACGTTCGAGGTCGGGTATCTGGTGCCGTATTTCTGCATGGAGATTCTTCCCGGGGATACGGTTACCTGCAGGTTGGTTGCTTTCTCCCGGGTGTTCTCGCCGTTGGATGCGCCGATCATGGATGACATTTACCTCGAGATGGATTTCTTCTTCGTGCCCAACCGGTTGGTGTGGGTGAACTGGGAGAAGTTCCTGGGCGCGGCCGACGAGGCCGGTGCACAGCCGACGGATTTCACGATCCCGATTTTGAACGGGACGGATGGGGCGTCGAGCTCGGTAACATTGGGTGCTCCGGTCCAGTACATGGGTGTTCCGTTCGGGCTGGATGTGGATCTGACGGACGTGAACGCCCTGCCGCAGCGTGGGTACGTGAGGGTGTACAACGAGTGGTACCGTGATCAAAACCTGATCGCGGTGATTGCGATGGATACGGACAACGGGCCGGATCCGTTGCGGACGGCGTGTTTGAAGTCTGCGAAGAAGCACGACTACTTTACGTCGGCGCTTCCGTATCTTCAGAAGGGTGACCCGGTGACGATTTCTCTCGGGTCGACGGCGCGCATCGCTACGGATGCGGCTCTTGGTAACACGGACTACTTGTCCGTGTGGTCTACGTCCGGTACGGATCAGTACCGGCGGTTGGCGACGGATCCGGCGGTGGCGGAGTTCCTCCGTGTCAGCTCGACGGGTGGTATTGAAGGGAACCGTCTGTACGCTGACTTGGCGTCTGCGACGCCGATCTCGATTAATTCGCTGCGGGAGGCCGAAGCGGTTCAGCGGTTGCTCGAGCGGGATGCTCGTGGAGGGACCAGGCACCCCGAGCTGATCAGGGCCCATTTCGGGGTCGATGTGCCTGACTACCGGACGCAGCGCCCCGAGTATCTCGGGGGCGGTCGTGGGATGATCAACATCTCTCCTGTGGCCAATACGTCGGCTACGGCGACTGAGGATCAAGGCGAGTTGCGCGGCGTGGGTACCGGAGGTCTTCAGGCGTCCTGGGCCAAGTCGTTCGTGGAGCACGGGTACGTGATCGGTTTGCTGCGTGCTCGTGGTCAGGTGTCGTATCAGCAAGGTCTTGACCGGATGTGGTCTCGGTCCACGAAGTTGGATTTCCTCTGGCCCGACCTCGTCAACTTGGGGGAGCAGCCGATTTACAAGCGTGAGCTGTTCGTTGAGGACGACGCGACGGATGACGAGGTCTTTGGGTACCAAGAGCGGTACGCGGATTACCGGTGGAAGCGGTCGTTGGTCACCGGGAAGTTTGCGTCGGATGCGGCTGGGTCGTTGGACTTTTGGCATCTGGCCGAGGATCTCACGGTGGCCTCCTTGAATCAGGCCTTCATCGAGGACGCGACTCCGATGGGTCGGGTTACGGTGGTGGATTCCGAGCCGGATTTCATCGTGGATGGTCGTTTCGATCTGCGCGTGGCTCGAGTGCTTCCCGTTCGGCCGGTGCCGTCGTTGGCTCCGGCGAGGTTCTAGTGCCTGTTCCGGCCCTGGCGTTGGCCGCGGCTCCCGCGGTCATTTCTGGTCTTGCTGGTGTGTTTGGGGCCGAACGTGCGAACGCTGCGAATCGCCGAGAGGCGCAGCGGAATCGGGATTTTCAAGAGCGTATGCGGAATACCCAGTGGCAAGCTGGGGTTGCCGATATGACCGCTGCCGGTTTGAACCCGGCCCTGGCGTATAGCCAGGGCGGCGCTGCTTCGCCGTCTGGTTCGGTGGCAGCTCCGGCTCATGATTCGGTGAGCTCGGCGCTTCAGGCGATGACGGGTCGCGCTCAGCTGCGGCTGATGGAAGAGCAGATCAAGAAGACGGCCTTCGAGGGTAAGATGGCGTCGGCGCTCGCCGCTCGAGAGGAAGTGCGGAATGTCGGGTATGGTTTCTCGAAGCGGCCGGACGGTGGCATCGAGATAGACTTTTCGATGCCTGGTCTGGTGGACGAGACGAAGGCGAGTGTTGCGGCTCGGATCGCGGAAGCGGCCCGAGCTGGTTCGATGGCGGAGATCACCGGGATCGGTGGTCAGGTGGCGCAGGGTTTTGGTGAGGTGATGCCTGCGTTTCAGTCGATCATGGGTGTTGCCGGGAAGGGTGCCGAAGGCATCGCTTCCGTGATCAATTTGCTCGAGCGCGCGATGAGGATGCGCGACGAGGTGGTTCAAAGGACGTTCGGTGTTTCGAAGTCGGCCCTGGAGCAGATGCTCCGTAACCTTCGGAGGTCCAATTGAAGGTGTACAACGAGGTGCGGCGTAGGCCGCGTGTGCAGACCGAGAATCTTCTTCCGTCGAAGACGGTGCAGTCCGACGTGGTTCGGACGGAGATCAAGCATATCCTGGCGAAGTACCGCCAGGTTGGTGTGATCGAGCATATGCGGAACGTGGATCTTCAGTTCCGCGACGTTTCGGAGTTCGAGGACTTTTCGGACCTGATGTTCCAGTCGAAGGAAGCGGAGAAGGTGTTTATGTCGCTTCCGTCGAAGGTCCGTGAGGTGTTCGAGCATGACTATGCTCGGTGGTTGGATTGCGCCCACGATGCTGAGAAGCTCGAGGCGCTTCGGCCGGAGCTGGAAGCTCTTGGCCTTGAGTTTGGTGAGAAGACTGCGCCGGTGGTACCGGCAGCAGTTCCGCCGGTACCTCCGGCGTAGTCGCCCAAGGGCGTAGCCCGCGGGAGTGTTTGGAGCTCCGACATGAGGTCGGGGCTCCTTTCATTTCAACTAGGAGATCGTGCTATGCGTTTCGCGTATGCGGACCCTCCGTATGTTGGATGTGCTGCTAAGCTCTATGGCGATCCCACGTTTGATGACGTTGGGGAGCATGTTTCTCTTTTGCATCGTCTCGATGCTCGGTTTGACGCGTGGGCGATGTCTCTACACGAGCCCTCTCTGCGTTTTATTCTTCCTCACGCTCCCTCTGGGGTGCGTGTTGCGGCTTGGGTAAAGCCGTTCTGTTCTTTCAAGCCTGGCGTTGATCCGGCGTACACGTGGGAGCCGGTGATTTTCAAGTCTGCCCGGGCTTGGCATCCGGAGGTTCCGACGGTGCGTGATTTCGTTTCTGCCTCGATCGCTACGGGTCGAGGCGTTTCCGGCGCGAAGCCGCCGGATTTCTCGAGGTGGCTCTTTGAGCTCCTCGGTGCTCGTCCTTCGGACGAGTTCGTTGATCTGTTCCCAGGTTCTGGAGCGGTGTCGCTCGCCTGGGATCAGTTTCGGGGGCAGCGTGAGCTCGCCTGGGGCACATAGTTCTCCTTGTCTTCTATGTGCCCATTGACAACCCTATGTGGTTGTCTATTTTAGAGCGTCCTTTTTCCCTGGAGGGAGTATGGGTCGGTCGAAGATGTCGCGAGGGAACTCGAGGCGTCAGTTTCGGAATGGAGTGAATCGGGAGCATCCGAAGAATCGGATGTCCGGTTACTTCATGAGA